GATTTAATACGGCCCCATTTGTCTGTCATGCGTATAAGGGCGCCTATCCAAGCCGGTACTCCAGTTACACTTTCTGAGAATTTGAAATTCCCCAGGGCATCTCCGTCTCCGTAGTCTAAATTCTTTAGGGCGTGGGTAAGGGCCATCTTTCCCAACGCTTCATAGAATTTGGGATGCCCAGGCAAGTCGGTCTCCGTCTCTACCTTTACAATTCCTTCTTCTAAGTCCAAATTTATTATTATAGTTGTTGCTTTCATAATTCCTCCTTTTTTGAAAACGTTTTCAAATCTTCACTTCACCAAATTTCTCTTCATACTTTTCTATTAGTCTGCTCACCTCCTTTCTGAAATAATAACTAGAGTAGTAGTTATGGGCGCACCTATGTTTCATATCAGGTAAAATCGGTTTAGTGTATTTAAGAGTGGGGAACAAGGCCCTGCAAATAAAGCAAGGATTGGAGATACCAAAAGGGCATCCTGTTCCCCCGTTTTGCATCCAGCGCTTTACCTTCCAGATATGTATTCTCTTACACTTTCTTGAGGAGGCTTCCATCTAATGTCCTTAGCTCGGCAGAGAGCCCACTAACCGTTAAATTAATATTTAATATGTACATAGGAGGTAGCTCTCCTTGAGGTACTTTATCTATGTACGGGCACAAGAAGTACATACAAGCAATATCTCTAGCAAAGTTAAAGTCGATTTGTACAGGGAAGATATCCAGGGCTTGGAAAGCGGCCCATAAGTAAGCGGGGTATTGTCTGAAAAACTGCCTGGGCACTTCTAACCTTCCGAACCTATCTATAAACTTGCTGTTGTATTCCTCTTCCACGAATAAGAGCTTGCTTGTGGGATCTTCTTTTCTTAGTTTTGGCATTGGAACCTCCAGAGCTATCTGAGAAGATAAGGTTTAGAAAACGGCTCTTAAATTCCTTTAGGTCTTCTACTAAGTACGGAGCTACATAAATCTCGCCTGAAATGACCTGCCAAATATTTCTTCCGAGATCTACTAAGGAAGGGCCTGGCCCTAGCGAGTGTTTGTCTTTACCTGGGTTTATAATCTCGGCCTGTAAGTCCCCTGCCAATATAACCCCTCTAGGAGTCATTCGAAGGTATACCTTTTCTGGGTCTAAGGTTACCTTCGCATAAATACCTTGCCCCATACTATGTACTCTGTAAATTATCTGTAATATGCTCCCCTGGTAAGTGAACGATATTGGAGTTAATGCAGACATGCTCCTCTCCTATTTTTATAAAAACGTTTGTCAGCCGATGTATAATGGCGTGGGCGTATTTGTGAACCTCGCTACTTGTAGCCATCTTTTCCTGCGTGGCTGCTTCTCTAAGATCTGCAAGGAGCAACTCAAGTACCTCGTGTAAGGCGCTCTCTCTTACGTTCTCGATTGTTGCATCACTTTTAGGGGGCCAGGTAGTAGGAAGCCAAAAGGAGGCTTTCCTGGTAGAGGTGTTGTAGGTTACCCAGGAGAGATAATCCTCGTCTTCTTCGTCTACCTCTGTCTGTTTTATTCGGTAATCCCATTCGGAGAGTCCGAGCCTCCCTACCCATTTATGTATCTCCTCTTCGTAGACCTCAAATGCACGTTCAGGTAGTTTTGTTCTTTTCTCGTCCACGTCTTTCCTCCTCTCTGAGTCTTTCAAATTCTTTTGTTATGTATTTTTCTACGTCCAGTAGTACGCTATAGATAGCAGCTACCCTATCCTGCGCCTTTCTCTGACTTCCTACATATATAATGTACTTGGCTATCTGCTTTACAAAATCAAACTTTAATTCCAAAATAATCTCTCCATTTCAATTCTGCTTCTACCTTTTCTAGAAGATCAGGATACTTGTCCTCGAACCATTCCTGCTCACCGAGCCATTGTAGATAGGAGTTTGGGACCTCTCCTAAATTCCACCCACTGTACTTTCCAAAAGGTAGTCTGGCCTCTGGGTCTAATCGTTCCATACTTCCTCCTTAGTCTTAAACTTCATTGAGCATTTTAGACAAATGCGGGTTCTTACATATTTTTCCTTTTTCCTCTCGGAAAGGACTATTCGGGTACGATGGTGACCACAGGAAGGACAGGGAGGGCCTCCTGTCACTTGTATCCTTTTCCTGCGAGGAATAAGGCAAAGGGCCATCTGTTTTGTAACAGAACCGTTGGCTAAGCAGAGCTTGTCAGCTACATCTTGAACACTTAGCCCTTTGTTCCAATAGAGATCCCTCAACATGGTACAGGGATCATCATACCCAAACTTCTTGGCTAATGCTGTCCAGTTAATCATAACGGTATGTCCTCGTTTATTTTTTCGTATTCTTTCTCGGATATTTCCCTGTCCCGTATCCATTTGACGGCCTTGTTGCATAGAGTGTTCTGTAAATAGATGCGTTCTGAGACAAGCTGGCGTATATCAGCTTGCCCAGACTCGATCCACCTAGATATTTTATACTCCACTTCCTGTAGCTCTTTATACTCTCTGGTATTCAGTACATAGAAGTGCCAATCGTTTTGGTGTTCGGGGCAGAGAGTGTATACCAACCCTCCGGCTAACCTTACCCTAGCTCCTGCTTTTTTGCAAATGTCGCAGACCATGGTTATACTCCTTTTTGAATTGGTTATAGTATTGACGCCATATCCAGTTGGTTATTATTTGTCCTGTTTTATTATGTCTTAGGTAAGAATTAAACCCATCCCCTGGCCCGATTCCTGCATCGAGACAGGCTCGGATGGCGGCCCTTCTGAGTCTCTTCGCAACTGTACCTCGCATTTTCTATCCTCCTTTCCTGCTGTAAAGTTAAGATTTAAAGTATCTCCAGGTGTTAGATGTACAACCTGGGCTACATGTGGGTTGTTTGTAGTAAGAGTTAGGACTAATATCTCTTTTTGAGTTTCTCTTTCAAAGTAGGAAGAGACATGGGTAATCCAGGGGATGTCTAACAGAGTATGAAATAGATTGGGGTCTCTGTCCCCTTTCCAATTAATTTGTATTGTGATTGTAGTCATAATACCTCCTTAATATGGAGCAGGGGGGAGGAATCGAACCTCCATCTCTGTGCTGGCAGCACAATATTCTACCTTTGAAATACCCCTGCCTCTTGCTCCCCAACTGGTCCCTTCCTGCTGCTCATGGCTTACAACTTCAAGTGCGGTAGCATAGTCCGGTGCTTACTTTTCAGGTATTATGCGTCCCTCTAACGAGGGAGGCAGCGTTTTACATCCGCATGATGTGTTGGAGAGCAAGAAATGAAAACGTTTTCATTTCCTCATTTTTTCTATTAAGGATTCCTTATGTATGTCTTGTAGTATCTCAAAGCGGTAAGTTTTCTGCCCTGTGAAACAGTCCACCTTGACTATCTGGATGTTTTTAATTTCTACAGAAGGAAAGTCCTCAAAGATATCCCCTTCCATATCGTACTCGCCCTCATAAATGTGTACCTCCTTCATCATGCTCATGCGGTAACCCTCCTTTCAAAAAATATTGTGTCCAATATATCATATTCATTTTTTCCTGTCAAGTCTTTTTTTCGGGCGGACCCTTTCGGGTAAGTTATGGATATCTGGGGTTTCTTTGATCCATTTGTGTAACTCTTCTTTGGTCAGCTTTCCTTCGTCCACCAAAGATAAAAACTTTCTGAATTGAGCTTTGGATTTGAAAGGCATGGCTTCCTCCTTTGTAAAGGTTGACATTTATAAGACTTATACTATAAAGTGGGCTCAAAGCCAAGGAGGTTTACGTATGCCGTACCGCCTTACCGATGAAGACCGTGTGGTCCTCATGGCCAATATATTAAGGAAGAAGAGGGAAGACGGTTTGGCCCTGAAGAACGCCTGTATCAGATATGGGTTAAGGCCTACCTCTTTTCCTGAATTTAAAAAAACCGTCCTTAGAATCCTCCAACGCAATCCGCAATACACCAACCTTATACACGAGAAAGACAGAGAGTACCTAAATGGAAGTAAGTAGCATTGTCTATAATTATAATGATGTACCCACTGTCTATGCGTTTACAGCTTCTAAAAAAAGATTGAAATGTATTATAGGGCCTTTTGGTTCCGGTAAATCTTCAGGTTGTGTAATGGCCCTTTTGAAATACGCCTCGGAACAAAAGCCGGATTCGAACAAAGTTAGGAAAACAAGATATGCTATCGTAAGGAATACGGTTAAGGAACTGAAGGATACTACTAAGAAGACCATAGACGAATGGATTTCTAGGCTGAAGCCAAAGTGGCGAGAATCTGAAAACAAGTACCTCCTTGAATATGCTCTGGAAGATGGAACAATAGTACAAAGTGAGTGGTTGTTGAGGGCCTTGGATAGACCAGAGCAGGTGAAGGACTTGCTCTCTCTGGAACTCTCAGGGGCCTGGATAAACGAGGCAAGAGAGATCCCTAGAGAGGTTTTTGATATGCTCGATGGAAGGATAGGGAGATTCCCACGAAGAATAGGTTCCTACGGCTGTACATATCCTTTCATTCTTTTGGATAGTAACCCCCCTGATACAGAAAGCTGGCTGTATAAGATTTTTGAGGAAGCACCCGTCCTAAATCCCGAATTGAGAGAAAAGTACGGTATTTGGAAACAGCCTTCTGGCCTTTCCCCCCAAGCAGAAAACGTAAAAAACCTTCCTGAAGACTATTACCAAAACTTAGCTCTAGGCAAAGATCCCGACTTTGTTAGAGTCTATGTCCATGGGGAGTACGGTTATTTGAGGGAAGGTAAACCTGTCTTTCCAAACTTTTCTTACACAGTGCATGTGTCAGAGGACCCTTTGGTAGCAGTTAGGGGGATAGGGCTTCAGATAGGTATGGATTTTGGCCTATTCCCTGCTGCTGTAATAACGCAAATTCTCCCCAATGGGAGATTACTTATATTAGATGAACTCGTCAGCGAAGACTCTTCGGACATAGAGGAATTTACTACACAAAGGCTCCTACCTCTACTCCATAGCACCAAGTACCGCCGACACTACGCCCTTATAATAGGGGACCCCGCAGGCACTTCCCGATCACAATTAGACAGCCGAACGTGTTTTACTTTATTGAGAAGGCATGGCCTTACAGCGTATCCTGCATACACCAATACCCTCCAACCACGTCTGCAAGCGGTGAATAGGTTTCTTACTAGAATGGTGGGGGGAAAGCCTGCCTTTACAATTGACAGATCTTGTTCAGTTCTGATCAAGGCCTTGTCGGGTAGGTACTGCTTTAGAAAACTGAAGTTGGTAGGCGAGAGGTATGCAGAGGTCCCCGATAAGAACAAATACAGCCATATTGCAGATGCTTTGCAGTACGCCTGCCTTGGGTATACTCCTCAACAAGTGGAAGAGTTAAGCGATGGGTTTGGATATCAAGATAGCATAGAGGATTCTAATTTTAGTGACGACAGGGATGCGAGGGATTTGAGGGACGCATATACACCAAAAAGACCCTTAATACTGCCTATCTAATGTTGACAACTATACCCATAGAAGGTAGTGAAATACCAATGGAGGATTAAATGTTATCACTGAAGCCGCCTACAAGTCCAGAAATAGGAACCCCACAAACGGCCCTTCCCTCTCAGTCAGAGCTTACCCAAGAAATCACCCCAAAGCAGAACCTACCAGGTTTGGTAGCCATGATCCGAGAGCACTTTGAAAGGGCGAAGAGTGTTAAAGCTCAGTTTGTCAACGACAGGCTATTAAGTTGTGTGTATGCTTTCAAGTCAGAATACGAGCCAAAGAAGTTAGCTGCGATAAGGGAGTTAGGGGGTTCGGAGGCATATATACCTTTAACGAATATGAAAGTAAGGGCAGGTAAGGCGTGGCTTTCCGATATTTTCTTTTCTCCCAATTCTAAAATATTTGAGCTCAAAACTACTCCAGTACCTACACCCCCTCCTGACATAGCAAAGAGGATTCAAGGGGAGCTATCCCAGGAAATTGATAGATTGATGGAAGCTGCCTCTAGGCTGGCTGTGATGTCTAAAGGCATGTTTGATATGTCCTCCATTCAAGATGTTATTGAGAGTAGAAAAGCGGCTATTCGAGAGAAGTATATCAAGAAGGTAAGGGAAAGAGCCAAGAGTCTTATTGAAGTCGAAGAACAGAGAATCCATGATCAGTTCGTAGAGGGTGGTTTTTACAAAGCCCTGGCCGAATTGTTGAATGATATAATGACATATCCTACCGCCATACTCAAAGGCCCCGTACTCCGCAAAAAACGTAAGTTCATTACCAACAGTAGAGAAATCGTAGATGTTGTCGTTCCTACCTATAATAGGGTATCTCCTTTCGATGCTTTCCCTGCGCCTTACGCTTCCAACTTTGAAGACGGATATTTCATAGAGATTTTACACCTCCGGCCCAAAGATTTGAGGTCTTTGGTTGGTATGGAGGGATACTATTCGGATGCCATTCTTGAAGTCTTGGAGCAGTATAATGAAGGAGGGCTTACAGAGTGGACAGGATTGGTACACGAAAGAAACTATATTGAGGATAAGACAGAAATATACGATGATACGATAGACGTACTTGAATATTGGGGAGCCGTCCGAGGAGCTTTGTTAGAAGAATGGGATATCGAAGTAGAGGATAGGAGCGAGTATTATGATATCGTAGCTTGGGTAGTGGACAATAAGATAATAAAAGCTATCCTCAATCCCGATCCATTAGGAACGAAGCCTTATAATAAAGCATCCTTTGTGGAAATCCCAGACAGTTTTTGGGGAATGTCT